GCACAGTTTCCAATCTGTTACCGTCAACGACCCTGAAGGTCGAAGGTAGTAACGAGTACGGTCCTTCCGGGAACGTACTGAGGATTGTGTAAGACCAATGAAGGTCCGTCTCGATAACGCTTTTGAAGTAATCTAAGGCGTTACGAGTAACTGTGATGGGAAGTTCACACATTTTGGTGTCCGGGAAAGCGCGGCGTCGAGGAATCTCGAGCGTTGCCCCAGGACCCCAGCCCTCTCGACCTTCAACGTGAAAGAGGCTGAATGGACCTATTAGACGAGCGATTTTTCGTTGCGCGCTGTGAAGTACAGCGTGCACTGGGGAGCTTTGTCCCCGTCGCAAGTTTCGTATGGTCCGGTTGGCCTCTGCACATTGATGTTCAGCGAGTGTGAATCGCCGAAGTGCCTCAGCTTCAGTGTCAATTCCGGTTGCCAGTCCCTTGTATTTCGACAAGTAACTGACGATCGCGTAATCGATTTTGAAGCTGTCTGGATCGAGATAGTCTTCCGGTCGGATGTCAACTTTGGCCAATTCCTCGTGAGAGTATTTGAACCGAAGCCAACATCCTAGGGAGACCGGCGTATTTGCCGCCTTGCACAGAGCTAGGTAAACCTGCTCAATCTTCACAGATTTGTGCATAGAACCTTTCGACTAAAATCTCAGGTTGGGGAAGTGCCGACCTACTCGGTTAGAAGTAGGACTGCAGTTGCTCGATGACGAGAGAGATGTTGGCATCCGCCAGCACCTTCTCGGTGTACTTCCGCAGGTCCTTACGGTCCTGCAGAGTGCCACGCTCAGGAAGCATCAGTTCGACGTTCGCCCGCGCAATGTAGGCGATCGTCGGCGGCGGCGTATAGCCGGCGCTGGTGTTTCCGAGAGTTTCGAGCTTCGGGGTGTGAATCCCGATCTTCGCCCGCGACATACGTTCGCGACTGGTCTGGCCGGGCGCCGGATTGCGTGGTCGCTTCAGTTCAACACTGATGCGATTCCACCCAATTTCAGCGCTTCCGGCCGACTGGTCTTCGAACCACCAGACTCCATTGGAGTCGGGGCCGAGCGGGATGAAAGTGTGGTTCACAGGGGTCGCCTGTGCGTCAGCCAAGACGATATTGGCAACAGCGGGCATAGAGGGTTCTCTTTCCACATAAAGGGTTGAAGTATAGATACGGTCAACACCGGCCTGTTACAACAGGTACGGACCGACTACGCACT